CAACGTTGAGGAGGTTGTCATCATTGCGCTCACTGCGGCTGCCACCTTCTCCGTTCTTGATGTCTTCGTTCCTTCCATGGCGTCCTCTGCCCGTGGTGGTGCTGGATTCGGTATCGGCGCGAATCTCGTAGGATTCCCTCGCGTTGGTATGTAAATCTTCAAGGGTACAAATATAATTAATTTTTCATTCTATTGAAAAATTGATTTCATAAAATATTAACTGTAAAAACGACATCACCCCCCAAGCATAATGAGTGCAGTAAAAATATATTCCAAACAAATTTTCATATACAACATGCCGGGTATAACACGAGATAATAACTACCCTCTCATTCAGTTTGATACTGAGTTAGATATGTATGCATTCATCACACGACTGAAGTCAACCGCTAGACGGTCAGACCCAACTGTTCCGTATTTCGTACTCAACAACCCACAATTGTTACCGAGTTATATACGAAACATGCATGTATACCGTCGCAAGACGACGCACGTGAGACCGAATAGAAACAATGACGATACCGATTCAGACAGCGATTCGGATGAGGGATATGAGACATTTGATGGAATATTCACGATCTATGAAAATCTAGATGAATTGAAGAGATGCGCCATAGACAACAATACGCTGAGCGCCACCGGGTTTGCTGAGGCAATCAGTAAATTCGTCTGGTAATTACACGGTCGGATAATATTCCCAATCTAGGTCCTTGCATACTTTGCACCATATCTGGTCTTGCTCTAGCTGTTTCTCGCGATCCTTCATAAGCGGAATGTATGGTAAGTATTGTGTCTGATCCAAGAGTACACATAGTTGGTATAATGTATATGTATAATTGAAAAAATTGGTGCGATTCGCCGGACAATGGACGGCCCATGGTTTCTGTATTTCTATAAACAGAACACACAGGGTCTCGTGTAGATGCTCGTTCATGATCGGCGGTCGTATTCCAAAAATAGAATTGATGTATTGGATGTGTTCGAAGTATTTATTGTAACCTAGCTTTCGTAAGATTTCGCGCATTTTGTCATAATTGATCTCCTCGGCGAGGTTGTGGATACGCTCTTTTTTAATTCGGGTGCGAATATTCAGAATGACTTCTTCGGGTATTTGTGTGGTCTCTTTCGCCTGGAATTGCGAGAGGATTTCCTTGAAATGATTTAACCTGATATACGCAGTGTAGGATACTTCGTTCGGCGCTTCTTTATTGGAGGGTTTTGAACTATCTATCATATAGCTTATGAACTTACCACATTCGCGGTTGTTACATATCATTACCCCCTCCTCATCCTGCGGAATCATTTCGCCCTTATAGCAATATCCGCAAATATCCGTAGGCGCAACAAAATCCTGAGGGTTTATGATCTCGTTATTCACATTTTTCCAGTAATTTACTATGGATTGCTTTGTGGTCGTCGCATTGTCTGTGACCTCATCTGTGGGCTGTTTCACCTTGAAGAAATTATTTAGGACATTTACGTTTTTAGCGCCGCCGCTGGATATCTGTTTTTTTTCTTCAAAATAATTGAAAATGTGTTTTGAATTATCGAGTAAATACTGCTTTTTATTGAGTTTCAATTCCTTGATAGTAGTTGTTATTTTGGCGATTTGGTCTTTGAGTTCCATATATTGTTCCACCTGATCGGAGTTTAGAGAACGCATCTGTGATTTTAGGGATTTCTTCTGAACGAGTAGATCGGGAATATGAACGGTTTCGTTGGCGTGAAACTCTTCTAACATCTGACCGTGTTTCTTGTCTATTGTGTGTTGCACCGGATCTGCCTTTTTCATTATACTATTTAGATACATCGGGTCTTTTCTATATATTTGAACTGCATAAACATTTTTAGGTAAAACTGGGTTATTATAGTAACCGGGGTATGTATAATTTATGGAGAAATCGGCGATCAGTATAGACATGATAACCTTCCAGAAAATGAATTTTATAATGAATGCAATAGAAACGGGGTGGTCGGTTAAAAAAAACGACGACAACTATATTTTTACAAAGAAACATGAAGGGAAGCGCGAAGTTTTCATGTCGGATTATTTAGAGAAGTTCATTGACAAAAATATGAAGTTGGACGCGAAAACTTTAGGAAATTCCCAATTAAATAGTTAGTTTCCCAAATTATTATCTTTACGTATACTATAATAAAAACATGGGCGGAGCACTTATGCAACTTGTAGCTTACGGCGCGCAGGACGTCTTCCTGACCGGCACCCCGGAGATCACCTTCTGGAAGGTCTCTTACAGGCGCCACACCAACTTCGCGATGGAGTCCATCGAGCAGACCTTCTCCGGACAGGCTGACTTCGGACGCCGCGTGACGTGCACGATCTCCCGCAACGGAGATCTTGCCTACCGCACCTACCTCCAGGTCACCCTCCCCGAGATCAACCAGTCTATGGGAGCCGGTGGAACCGGAGCCGTTTATGCCCGCTGGATGGACTTCGTCGGCGAGCAGCTCGTCGCCCAGGTTGAGGTTGAGATCGGCGGACAGCGCATTGATCGCCAGTACGGAGACTGGATGCACATCTGGAACCAGGTCACGCTCACCTCCGAGCAGCAACGTGGGTACTTCAAGATGATTGGAAACACCACTCAGCTTACGTACATCACGGACCCCGCCTTCGCCAGTGTTGCGGGCCCCTGCGCTGCCTCTGGCGCGCCCACCCAGGTTTGCGCTCCCCGCAACGCCCTCCCGGAGACCACCCTCTACGTGCCCCTCCAGTTCTGGTTCTGCAGGAACCCTGGACTTGCCCTCCCCCTGATTGCCCTTCAGTACCACGAGGTCAAGATCAACCTTGATCTCCGCCCCATCGGCGAGTGCCTCTGGGCCGTCAACAGCATCGGCGCCAACACTGGAACCGTCACGGTTACCTCTGCGTACCAGCAGTCCCTTGTTGCCGCCTCCCTCTACGTTGACTACATCTTCCTTGACACTGATGAGCGCAGGAAGATGGCGCAGAACCCCCACGAGTACCTGTTCGAGCAGCTCCAGTTCACTGGAGACGAGTCGGTTGGATCCTCCTCCAACAAGATCAAGCTCAACTTCAACCACCCGTGCAAGGAGCTTATCTGGGTCGTGCAGCCGGACGCCAACGTTGACTACTGCTCTTCGCTGATTGCCGGAAACACCCTCTACAAGACCCTCGGCGCCCAGCCCTTCAACTACACTGATGCCATTGATGCCCTCCCGAACGCGATCCACGCTTTCGGCGGCCCTGATTCCCTCGGTGCCTCCAACACGTCCTTCATCAACTCTGCTGGTCTGTTCCAGCAGGCTGGAGGCCTTGACGTCCCCACGTCCGTTGCGGGAACGTGGACGGTCGCTGGCGGCTCTACCGGCGGCTTTGAGGCTGGTGCTACTGGAGTGGGCGCTGGCCTCTCCGATGCCGGCACCTTCGTCCTCGCCGAGTCTGCCCTTGACATGCACTGCTGGGGAGAGAACCCCGTCGTTACGGCCAAGCTCCAGCTCAACGGACAGGATCGCTTCTCCGAGCGTGAGGGATCCTACTTTGATGTCGTCCAGCCGTTCCAGCACCACACGCGTGCCCCGGACACTGGCATCAACGTCTATTCCTTCGCCCTGAGGCCCGAGGAGCACCAGCCTTCCGGGACGTGCAACTTCTCGCGCATTGACAACGCTGTGCTCCAGCTTGTTCTCTCGTCCCCCACGGTTTCGGGAACCAACACTGCCAAGGTCCGTGTATACGCCGTCAACTACAACGTGCTGCGTGTGATGAGCGGCATGGCGGGTGTCGCCTACAGCAATTAAGCAGTTACAAATACAAAATAATAAAACATATAAATTTAATATATGTTTTATAAGATCTTTGCTTCGGGGAGCAAAAGGGAGTACATAGTATGACACCCTTTGTAATTTAAATTTCTTGTGATATAAATCTTGCTTTACCGATCGGGAAAGCAAAGCATTTCTAGTTTTTATCTAAAAAACTAGTGAATATTATTTTTGCTTATTTAAACCAAAAGCAACATAAGTAAATTAAAAAATATATAACATGCCTAAATTCATATAAAAGCACAATTCTACTACCAAACAACAATGGCAACCAAATGCAATACGCAAAATGAATTATTACTCCAAAACCTCATGACATTCTACGCAAACCACGACTATCTCACCAAGACGATCGCCATCATAAATGGCGAATCAAAAATATCCCTCCGGATCGTGGACTGGTTCGTGACAAACTATGCTAAAAAAAATTTCACTGTATATGAACTCAAAGATAGTTATGGAGAACCCCGGCGTTTCAAGGTCTATAATGACTACAAACTCAAGCTGAAGGCATACAGCAAAAAACGGTTTGATCCGTTCTGCCGCTGGGAGCGTATTAAGATCCCGTATAATGAGACCAAG